TGTTGGTGGTTCATCGTCATCATCCTCAAAATCTTCCACCGTAACTTCTGGCAAACCGAACGCTTTGTGAATCCATACCTTGAGCTGTGGGTCGTTCTTAATAAGTCCTGCGTTATTCAACCGCTCAACGACTGTGCTCATCTCGTCGTAGTCAATCTCGCCCACATCTTGGAATCGGAATTTGGGATACTCCTCTTGCTCCCCATAATTGAGGCGCACGAGTTCTTTGATTATTTGTTCGTTGATCACCTCTGCCATGTAGTCCGTAATCCCACGAAGTGCCAGTGTGAAAAAGTTGCTCTGGTCTTTACTCAATGCAAAACTCCCGGTGGAGCCAGCGCCGAGGTCGAGAAACTGTGCGAGTATGTTCTGTGTGATTGCTCGGTCATGATGTCGGATGCTTTCCATGCGTCCACTTCCTTGATCGCTTATTCCTGCGGTGAGCATGTCAATCGTCCATTCTTTGCTTGGTTTGACAATGTACGCCTGTTCGTTCAGTTTAAAGTTTCTGCCAAGGTTTTCCGCATCAGTTTTGTCCGTTGCGGTAGAGCCGTCCGGAAGACCAATAATCAAAATACCAGCGCCACGCTCATGGGTGATGCCGTCAATCTTGTATAGAAGGTTTTTGAAATACCACGACTTGTACGCGGATCGGAGGATAGATACTCCTTCGTAGTTATCTCCCTCGCGGTTGTTCGTGAACAGCACGAGTTTACTCATCGGAATCTGAGGATTGGTTGTGCCGTTGCGCGCACTTGGGAGTTGTTGCGTAATCCCCGGCGTGTTTGGGTCGTTGTTCATCTGCCATTGGCTGTGCGCGCTTGGGAGGCGTGGCGCGAGTTTACGCAGGCAAATTTTTCCCTCCTTGAATTGGTAGACCTTCTCAAAATAGTAGAAGCCAAAATCCTGATAAGACAACGCCTCTCGTAAAAAGTTCCTAAAGCCACCCTCTAGGTAATCCTCAATGTTCTTGCGTACAAACTCGGCATGTTCGTTTGCAGTATTATCTTCCGAGTCCGAGGATTCGACTGTATAGCCAACAGAAAGAATCGGAAGTTTCAGCGCTGTGAGCACAGCGTTTACTGTCGCGTCGCCTCGGCGCATTTCTTCGTAGATACGAGTGGAACTTGGATGCCGAAAATCGCTGTTGTAATCTTGCGCAATATACCCGTGGAACATCTCTGTCCCGGACTCTCCGATTTCGCGCGTCATCACACCACCGAGGCGTTCGGTAGGCGGTTTTGGTTCTTGGAAGAACCGATTGAATCGTTCTCGGATACTCATAGTTTAGAATTTTTTCTGCATGAGACCACCTGTCAAGGTGTTGTGCGATGTTGTTTCCAATTTTACACTATTCGTCTCAAATAGAGAATTGCAGTACAGAAAACTATCGAGGATGTCATCGTGTTCCCCATTCGGAAACTCAATCGCCTCGTTGTACAAATCCTTCTGAGATGGGTGGAAAAGTATGACGCCCTGCTCGACCAGTGGCTCAACATAACGCGCGCGGTTCACCTTGTCTTTTCCCTCTGGTGAGAGTGCCTTGAGCCGGTACTTGTTCTTGCTCATCAGGAGCTGGTAGAGGGCGGTTTGGTTCAAGACCTTTTCAACCCCGGCAATGAGCGGGTTCCACCGTGTGTATGTGCGGTCAAACTCTTCCTCCTGCCCATTGATTGGCTTCTTGACCCTGCGACTTTCAAGTACGAGGCGTTTCCTCGTCTGCCTGTGCTGTCCAATAACGCAGATGCCCATATAGTCCGCCATCTGACTCATTCCGGCGTTCGGGTCTACTGCCATCTTCACATCGTAAAATTGTTTGAGTTCATCATCGCTAGGGATGTTCTCGTATGTGTTTCGGTCAAGCCAGTCCTGTTTGAAAATGCTCGTATCGTCGTTTATTGGTTCGTTCATGTATTCCTGACTGAAAGCTCGAATCCCTATGCCCTCTACGATTGTACCGTCTTCTTTTGTGTACCCGTCCCTGATCCTGTATAGGTCTTCGAGTGTCCAAAACTGTGGCCAAATACTTTGCCCATCCTCTATCGCACGGCGAAAAATGCCACCGTGTCCATTGAAAAATCGTAGTACTGCAACATGTGGATGAATTACGGTACCGATAATCTTTATCCTTCCGCGTTCCTTGTCGAGCGATGGGATAAGCACTTCCATGATCCACCGCCAGTACTTGTCGCGTCTTTGCTTGCTCCGCACCATGTCGTCTGTCTCGCCGTCGTCGATGATGACCTTTGTTGGTCTGTTGTTTCTTATGTTCACCCCGCGTCCCTTTCCCGCACCACGGGCGACCACGTTGACGCCATTGGTTGTTTCAAAATGAGTGTTTGTCCATTTCACAGATTCCTGTTTCAAATCAGGCACGAGGTTCCCGTAGATCGTCCGAAGGTCTTCGTTCGTTTCCAGCTCCAGCTTCATGCTCTCCAAGTGGAACTGTGCATCCTGAAGTGCCGCGGACAAGTACATCATGACTGGCTCTAGCCCGTAGACAATATCGTGGAGCGTGTCAATCTTCTCCCAAGTTGTCTTAGCAAAGCCACGCGGAAAAACTGCCGCGCCAGATTCGGGCGACGAAAGAAAGTCGAGCAGGTTATGGTGTGCCTCCGGTGTCTCGAATGCCCCCTTTATGACGTGGGGAAAGAAGTACCTTCCGAATATGTGGAGTCGGTTTTTCGATCGGAGGGATTCGTAAATCCACGCCTTCTTGCTCGCTGACGGTACATTCCTCAACATCTCCAGCCATATCTTCATCGGAAGTTTCCTCATATTCATTGATTTTTGCGATCAATTCCTCGGCCTTCTTGTCGAGTGATTGAATCTGTAAGGGGTTCTCAAATCCGATCGGCTGCGTGGGTTTACCAAATGCTCGCTCAAACATGTCTTTAATCGCCACCGCGTTTGGGGACTTCTTGTACACGCTCACACCGTCCACGGTAATAAAATGCCCAATCGCCGCATCACGCCACGCCGAATAGAGCGCATCCATGTCCGCTTCGATCTTCTTCCGCAGGGCTTCACGGGCTTCGATCTTAGCAACGGTTTCTTGCTTTCGTTGTTCTCCACGAACAGCACCGCCTTTCTTGCCCATTGCGGACGCCTCCTCTTTGGTCAGTTGTCGTCCTTTCATATCGTTGGGTAATCACGCTAAACATCCCAAGCAAATCCGTTACCAGAATGCCCATATTTCGCTGTTTCTCTAAAGATTGGGTGTTCTAACCCTAGGAACTCGATGATTGCTCTTGGGCGAAGATCATACCCGACAACCGTTTCCTGTTCTCCGTCTACTGTAACAACCGCCATTGTCGGCTCTGATCGACCGATTGCATACGCGAGGTGAACAAGCACTTCATGAGCGTTGCGTGCTTTCAGATAATCAACAGCGATCTTGCGTGCCATATACGCCCCGGATCGGTCGACCTTCGTCGCGTCCTTACCAGAGAATGCACCGCCACCGATCGGGATATTCGTTCCGTAGTTATCCACAGCCAGTTTCCGTCCCGTCAATCCAGTATCCGCCGAAAAGCCACCGATTGTCCATGCTCCGTTTGGGTTTCTCAACCACTCGCAGGTTGGGTCGATTGCTTCATCCAGCATAATCCGTTCGATCGCTTCCCGTTCGGATTCCACGCCACAAATCGAGGTTATGATGTTTGTGACGACCGGATCGTCGTATGTCACTTGGCTCTTGCCGTCGCGCATCCCCATGATCCTTGTGAGCTTTCGCGCCTGCATGACCTCATACGGCATCAGTTCTGGTGTCTCGTCGCAGGCATATCCAACCATGATTCCTTGATCCCCTGCACCATCTTGATCCACACCACGACCGATCTCGGGACTTTGTTCGATCACATTCACTTGAACGCCGATGTCCTCGTTGTATCCACAGTCCTTGTACACTGCCTTGGCGATGTCGCGGATGTTCACATACGCCTTTGTAGTCAGCTCTCCGGTGATCGTGATGATCCCGTGACCTCCCATTGTCTCAATCGCTACTCGGCTTTTTGGGTCTTGCTCAAGACACGCATCAAGAACCGCGTCCGATATTTGATCGCAAACTTTGTCCGGGTGGCTTGGTGTAACGCTTTCGGCTGTTCGTAGCATATAGTTATTGATTCAAATATAAGCGTTGACTAATACAGTGTCTCTACCATTCTGCTTCGACCAGCGGTTCAGTAGGTGAACCCTCGCGTGTTCTGATTTGGTGAGCATCGCGAGATTTCCTATTCTGTCGTCGTTTGGAACTTCGTTGACATGATGAACCACCATCCCTTCAGGAATTGTTCCATACTTCGACTCGTAGACAAACCTCGCGAGCGGTTGCCACTGGTCTGGTTCTTCGACTTTGATCCAGTTTCGAATTTTGCCTTGTTTATCAACGCGTTCCATTACTGTTCCAATACCCTTCTTATTTTTCGGCTCCGAACCTACCTGAAACTCTGAATCTGGCG